ACCATCATTGTTGGAGTTCTGCGAGTATTCGGCGAGAGTAGCGATAACATCATCTGCCTCTGCGCCATCAACGTCGATGACAGGATACGGAAAGTGTTCCTGGAGTTCGCTACGAATCTGGTGAAGCGCCTCGAAGATAGCAGACCAGTCGAAACCAGACTCCTGACGTGCCTTCTTACGGTTTGCCTTGTAGTTCGGGAAGTACTGACGACGCCAGTAGTGGCGATTGTCGCATGCGATAACAATATCGCCAAACTCAGCGCCAAACTTCTTCTTGTAAGAACGAATAGCATTGATAATCATGTGCCGAATGAGCGGAAGATTCACTTCCACCCCACGGCGACCACCCAGTTCTGCCATCATGCTGCTAATAGCAACTTGGTTAAAATCAACAACTATCATTATTCTTCACCTTTACTAATCGTAAGACCTTCACGCACATTGTCAAGCAGATGAATCTCAGGACATTCAACACCTGCTTGACGCATATACAATCCAGTAATCATAACAGCGATAACAGCAGCATCGGAATGAAACTTCTCATTCTTCAGACCAACCTTCTTTTCTGCTGCCATTAGAATACCACGAAGGCAAGCACCAGCAAATGCTTCAGCATCTTGGTACGCAGCATACTCGGTCGCACCTTCCAAGAAATAACTCAGAGATTCTTGGTCAATGTCCTTGACCATAGTCTTTGGTTTAAGGTAGGTTACATTATCGCCATTATCGTTCATTAAAACACTTTCAAAATTACCATGGTTGCTGTGAGTCTTGCACGCACAGGACTACTCTTACTCTTAACCGCAGAATACCATTTAGTCAAGTCATTTTTCTTCAGTTCCGCAAATTCTTTTAGTTGGACTTCAGGTTTGCGGAGAAGTCTAGATGATGACATATTGTCTTGGTATCCAACAAGCGATGCACCCTTGACAGTAATGCCACCGCCAATCGCACTATAATATCTGGACAACTTTCGAGTCTTAGTATCATACGCCCAGATCTCGCTGCAGTTTAGCAGGTTGACAGGATCGACACTCGTAATGCCAAGCGCAGTATCCTCCTTGAGGAACTTGATGTTCTTGACCAACTTGGTCTTGTCCTTGGGTTTCTTCTTACGAACCTTAGCAACCTGCTTGCTAACGTGCGATTTCTTAAGATCGGCGACGTAGGACTCGAGCAACTTGACGATGTCCTTGACGATCTTCATACCAGAAAGATGCGCATAACTCTCGAGCAATTGACTCTGCTCGTCGCTTACCTGACCTTTCGGCAGTCGACGAATTTCTACCAGTTCTGAGAACTCAGCAAGCATCGGTTCGATCTTGGCAATGCACTCCAGATAATGCTTATCTGTCATACGATATGGCATCAGGATCTGCGCAATGTTCTTAGTATCTTCGCCAATAATCAGATTCTCGATTTCATCGTCAACATCTGATACGATGAAGTTTGTAGCAATTAGAGGTTTCTTGGCAACCTTTACTACAACAGTAGCAGGACTATCATCTTCGTCCTCGAGTTTGATACGCTTATTGGCAGTTTCTTCTACCTTCTCCCAGATGCGCGACTTATGTTCATCGCTGAGAGGGAAACCACGCATAGCAATGCGAGCAGAATTGGCATAGGTACGAGGGATGAGTTTATCAGGAATCTTACTGAGAGTCTTCAGTTTATCCTTGTCACCCTTGAACCAGTCGGCGAGAAATGCACGGCAGTCTTTGGACTCAACGATATAACTATACCAGTTGAGAGCATTACCAAATTCTGCCTGATAGTTCGTAGGTTCGTAACCATCTGCCCAGATAGGTTCTGTTCCAAGATACTTGGATTCAGAAATCGGAACTTTAAACTTGTGCATAGCATCACCCTTTCTCATAATAAAGACATTCTACCGCATTTTTAAATAAAAGTCAAGCCCCAAAACGAACAGACGTGATACTATTATATCGAAATGCTCGCCATTCACCCTTGTCGAGATCCCAGACCGCAAGAGTTTCGCCACTTGGTGCTTTGGTCGGTGTTCCCTTTTCGCTATACGGAGGAACTACACCTTCTTGCAGAGTGCAGCGAAGCACACGATGCTGTCCGTTCAACTTGGTAAATTCAACGGTCGCTTCACCCTGCTTCAGAGTCGCCTTCAAACTATCGCGCCATTCTTGATTCGTTGTATCCATCACATTTTCCTTACATTGTTTTCATCAATAATAATTTTACCATCGCGCCACGATCTCTTAGGTGGATCTGGTGCAGGTATATCGTGCGTCGAGATAGGTTTATCCTCGTGTTTAGCAAACGCAAAGAAGTCAGGTGCCTCGACCACTGGTTTCTTTTTCAGTTTGCGTTTCTTGACGACCTTCTTCGGTGCCTCTACGTGCGGAGTTGTTTCAATCTCATTAACGACATATTCTACTATACCATCTTCTTCCTTTTTAGTCAAGGATAAAAATGTCATATTTGCAGCAATAATCAAAAGAATTGCGAGAGGATCGAACACAAAGATCAAAATTATAATCATCATGCGCACTGCTTTATCGATAGTAGCATTATCGCCACTACCATAGAACAGTTCCGCTACATATTTGATTGGTCCTACTTCCGCCTCGAGTTTGAGATTTTCAGTTTTGAGCGGTATGAGATCAGTCTCAATAGTCTCAATGTCTGCAGTCGCACTCTTAATTTCCGCATCCAAGGACGCACGTTCCCGTTTCTGTCGGTTTCTAATGAAGTTAGCATCCAGCACATCTTCTGCAGTAGTGAGTCTGTCCAGAGTATCCAAAGATGTTTGCGCATTCTTTAGTCTCCTTTCTGCTGATTCTTTTTTGCTCTCGAGTTGCTCGATTTTTAGTTGTGCCGATCCACCAACAGTGGTGTGTTCAATGTGTGCTTTACTGAGATAACCGAATACGCCCATACTCGTAATAAACGAGAGAACGACAACTGCTATCGTGAAGTAGGTCTTCAACAGTTTATTGGCAGTTTTCCAGTTACGATACACCCAACTCGCAGTAACGAGTTTGGCGAGTTCGAGAACAACACCCATGGCAGCAACTGCGATAGGTGATGCGGGAAAGATCGCCATCAAACCCAATATCGAAAAGTAACCAGCGACACCAGTAATCGCTAGTGCTACTAGCATTAAGAGTGCTGCGAAAAACATCCAGGTCTCCAATCAGGTAATTGTAGAGTTTTCAAGTGCGAAAGTCTAAGACGAACGTTCCACATATCATTTATGCAACGTTCATCAAATCGATGCTCCCACTGTAGTAGGTGCTCAACTGCCTTGGCATGCGCTTTGCTATCGTATTCAGCGACAACTTCCTTGCGCATCTCGCCTTCATAGTTAGTCACATAAGAGGAACTGCCGAAATACTTTTCGAATAGTTTCTCTGTCTTACATGAATACCCAATATAAAATTTACCGTCGTCGAAGTAGGTGCAGTATACACGATGCACTTTCTTCGGCGACGGTTTACGTTTTTTCTTAACTGTCATAATCTACTCCGAAGTAGATTATTTATTCCTCATCGTAGTAGTCGTCGAAGTCGAGATCTTCCTCTTCCTCAATGACAGTAGATCCACAGAACGGGCAGTGTTTTACCTTATAATAGTCGGTATCTAAATCGTGATCAACTGTAAAAACAGCATCACAAGAATAGCATTCCAGTTCTTCCATCAGGCAGCAACTCCCCAAACATCATCCCATTTACCCGAGAGAGCACCTTTCGCATAGTCGGTGGCGCGATTTTCGAAGAAGTTCGTATGCGTAGGAGCATTAATCATTTCTTCGACCCATGGCAGAGGATTCTTCTTAACCTTGAAGATACCCTTTAGACCAAGACTAATCAGTCGACGGTCACAGATATAACGAATATACTTCTTGACATCATCTTCAGTAAGATCTTCCATTTGACCCATAGAGAATGACAGTTCAATAAACTTGTCTTCGAGTTCAACCATGCGCTCAGCAATAGTATAGATCTGCGACTTGAGATCGTCATTCCAGAGTTCGCGATTCTCTTCAACATATGCACGGAACAACTTAATCATCGACTCGGCGTGTTGTGTTTCATCAACAATCGACCAAGTAACAATCTGTCCCATACCCTTCATCTTTCCGTGACGAGGGAAATTGAGGAGCATGATGAAGGACGAGAACAGTTGCATACCTTCAGTGAACGCACTAAACGCTGCGATGTTGGTTGCAACTGATTCAGGTGTTCCATTTGAATTCGACAGATCTGTAAAGTAGTCGTGCTTTGCTCGCATCGAATCGTATTCGAGGAATTCTTGATACGTTGCTTCTGGCATGCCCAGAGTTTCAATGAGATGAGAATACGCTGCAACATGGAGTGCCTCCCGTGCCGCAAATCCCATCAACATCATACGAATTTCAGGTTGAGGGAAATACGGTAGATAGTTCTTTACATATCCACCAGCAACATCAATGTCACCCTGTGTAAAGAAACGGAAAATGTTGGTAAGGAAATGCTTTTCACCATCGGTGAGTCGCTTCTTCCAATCGTTGACGTCTTCGAGCATTGGCACTTCGGTATGCAACCAGTGCGACTGCTCGTGCTTTAACCACGCATCATACGCCCAAGGATAGTTGAACGGTTTGAAATACGCTCTTTCGCTCATTAAACTCATACTGTTTCTGCCCACTTCACTAAATCATCATAACCACCAACGTGATTGCCATTCACCCAAATTTGCGGAACGGTCTTAACGCCAGGTAACTGTGCTGTAATGTCTTCCCAAAGACAATCTTGACCGACTACCATCTCGGTATATTGGATATCCATACCCTGCATAAACTCTTTTGCTAGAGTGCAGTAGGGGCAATCAGGTTTTGATACTATTTGTGCAAAATACATTTTTGTCTCCTTATTATCCCTCACAT